AACGCAGGCAACGATATATATAAAGGCCAAGCGATTGTAGGCTCTGAGAAGCGTTGGGCTGAGCTCGGTTACATCAAAAATTGGTTGCTGCTCGATTCAGGAATTTTGTTGTCAGTCTTCAATGACTCAGAACGCGCATTGAAGGAAGTAAGCCTTGATTACAATGACTCAGGCTCAAGTTACGGCGTTGTTGAAATACTTGAAGACAACAAGATTGAAGTAACTGGTGATCGAGTAGCTAAGAAGGACCTTTTTGCTCGCAGAGAGGCTTCTATTCATTACTACTTAGTCGATCAAGACTTAGCCAAAAAACTTGCAGCTTAACTTAATAGCCCCCTTCGGGGGGCACTCTTGACGGAGAAAAAAATGAAATTTGAAAATGTTGCAGAGGTTGGTCAGAAGATCCGAGCTTATGATTTCCAGCCTATCGAGGGTCGAGAAGACCAGTACATTGAAGGTGTTGTTGTTGAAAAGGGCTGGATTATTCATCCAGAGACTGGCCACAAACTCTTTAAGGGTTTTACTATCAGCATTGATGCTGACAGCTCTGAAGGCAGGTTCCGAGTTGGAGACAGTGGCTACGTTCCATTTGAAACTACTCATGACTTTGACGGCCGAGTACAAAAAATCATAGTATTAAAGTAATCAACCTAGCACCCTGCGGGGCGCACTCTTGACGGAGAAATTTATGGACCCAGTAATTGCAGATCTAAACCGCTACCTCGACGCACAGGAAGCAGCCATCGAAGCAGAAGAAGCAGAAGAGCTAGAGCTCTACCGTGACCGTTTAAACTGGGCAAAACGCCTGCTTGAAAACGACATCCTTTCCATTGAGCGTAAGGCTCGCATGATTGTCGGGCAGATCGAAGCCGAGATTGAGGAGGCTCTCGATGGAGCTTAGACCTCACCAGCAGAAAGGGATTGACATGGTTCGTCAGTCCCTTCGCACAGGCCACATGAGGCCGTTACTGGCAGCACCCTGTAGTTACGGAAAAACGTATGTTTCTCTCACTATGATGCTGGCCTATGCGGAGACAGGGCGTCGTTCGGTGTTCTTTGCAGACAGAGTGAAGCTCGTGCAGCAAACAGCTGACACTCTGGACCGGCTTGGTATTGACTACTCTGTAATGCAGGCAGACGATCCCCGCTATGATCCCAGAAAGCTCATCCAGATAGCTTCTATACAGACAGCGGTACAACGTCCTAACATGGATTTTTCTTTCGCTGTGGTTGACGAGGCCCACACAGTGTACAAGGGATTCAAAGAGAAGTACCTAGATCGTTACGACAACATCCCGTTTGTCGCGCTCTCAGCCACACCGTTTAGTAAGGGTTTAGGGCAAATCTGGGACGATCTTTTAATTCCCATCACAAGCGAGGAGCTCACCGAGCTGGGTTATTTAGCGCCAATTGATTATTACGTTGGCAGCTCTGTAGACACATCCAACATCCGTACTCGACGCCTACCAACAGGTGGCTTAGAGTTTCACCCAGATGACCTTGGTGCTGCGATGATGCAGGATGATGAGTTAAGCGGCGACATCGTTGAGAACTACCTCAAGCACTCGCCTGACGGCTCTAAGCGGGCAATAGCATTCTGTCCTACGATTGATCACAGCAAGACGCTGGTGGAAAAGTTCAATGCCCACCCGAGCGGTATCAAGGCTAGGCACATTGACGGCTACACGAACGACGAGCTCAGGCAAGCCCTGTACGCTGATCACAAGGCTGGTCTATTCTCTGTACTGTCATGCAGCCGCTTGCTCGGGACGGGATACGATGCCCCCTATGTTGAAATGTTGATAGACGCCTACCCGTGTCGCTCAAAAATTGATTTCGTGCAGCGCTGTGGCCGCATAGCCAGAATCTCTCCAGAGACAGGCAAGACCCGAGCGATCTACTTGGACCACGCCGGCAACATTCAACGCCACGGACAGCTTCCAGATACAATTGTGCCCTATCAGCTGGATGACGGCACCAAGCGTTACAATGAGGACCGGCTAATCAAGCAAGAAGAGAAGCAACCTGTGCTCAGGCCGTGCCCTGTGTGCACCACTCAAATGAGCGGGCGTCGCTGTAAAGCTTGCGGCTATGAATTACCTGTAGACGCTGAGATCTATACAAGCAACGAGGTCTTAAAGAAGATCGAACGGGAAAATATGCCAAAGCCTGAGAAGTTCACTACAGAGGACAAAGAGCGTTGGTATGCAGAGCTGACCGCTTATGCCGTGCTGAAAGGCTACAGGCAGGGCTGGGCTCATTACAAGTTCCAAGAGAAGTTTAAGGTAGCACCGAAAGGAATAGAACGTCGCTGCGCCAAGAACGTCTCTCTGGAAGTCAGGAACTGGATAAAATCAAGGAACATAGCGAATGCACATAGACGAGCTGGCTAATCTCTGCGACAAGCCTCGCAAGACCCGTAAAGGCTGGGACGTATGCTGCCCAGTACATGGCGAGACAAATCCAAGCATGGGCCTAACCATCGGCCGCAATGGAGACATCATTGCAAACTGCTTTGCGTGTGGCGCTAACGGCATGGACCTTGCTGAAGCACTAGGAATCAGCAAGTCAGAACTTTTCGCCAAGCCCCTTGAGAGAACCCAAGACAAAAACTGGAAACTCAACTCAACGCGTGATGCAGATGACTGGTTTATAGTTATACACGAGAGCGCCATAAAACGCGGCGAGAAGCCACGCTATGATGATATGGTTGAATATAAGCGAGCAATGGCTAGAAGAGCTCAGAGGTCCTCTCTGGGGCTAGAACAGACAATAATAGACGTAGGTTTAGAAGCATGATCGACAACACAGTAACAAAACAAAAGCAGCAGGCAATTTTAGATCAGCACAAGGCTGAATATCTGGCGAAAGGCGGCAAGATAACCGTGGTGCCCTCACAGACCTTTGGAAAGGGTTACAATGACTCGGTGATTACTCGAATGGTTTATTCAAGAGATTCTATTCTTGTCGAGAAAAAGAGCAAATGCGATGAGTAGGCCACTCTACGAGAATGAAGCCACCAAGGCTAAAGAGAAAGCATTGGGCGACATAGTCTGCGCCAAGTGGAAGTGCGAGTTACAGAAAGTCTCTATCAAGTACCATGTGGACTGTTTAGCACTCAGGGACGGCGAGGCTATGGCATGGGTTGAATTGCGCTGCCGCAATAATGATGTGTTACAATACCCTACACTTATGATTTCGCTGGCAAAAGTTCAGGGAGCTAAGAGATTACAGGAGGACACTGGCCTACCTGTGTTTCTAGTCGTTGAATGGAATGACAGCGTAATGTTTACTAACCTCGGCCAATGCGACTTCACGCTTGGCTTTGGCGGCAGGAACGAGATGAGGGACTGGCAGGATCAAGAGCCGGTCTGTCATATACCTATTGAACAATTTCAGGAGTTCAGGCAGTGAGTGACGATAAGCCAGTACACGGCAGCACACGCGTCTTTACTAGCGAAGAAATTAAAGAATGCTTCAGGCTTGCGCCTTCATTAACCAAGCAGCAGCTCGCTGATTATTTTGGCTGTTGTTTCAACACGTTAAACCGCGCAATGGAAAGGCAGCCAGAATTTGGTGAAGCCTACAGGAAGGGTAAGGCACTGGCGATTGCTCAGATGGCAGGCTCGCTTCAGATGAAGGGCTTGGAGGGTGACGTTAACGCAGCTAAGTTCTGGTTATCACATCAGGCCGGCTGGACCGAGACAAAGCGCACAGAGCTCTCTGGCAGGGACGGTGACCCCATTGAGGTTGATATGCAGTGGACTGTTGAGGTGGTGGAATGAGTACCGGTCCGTGGGAAGGCGGCAAGGGCTCACGGCCCCGCAAATACAACGTGAGCAAGTATCTGGACAACTACGACAGGATATTTGGCAAGGCTAAAGAGCCCGAAGCCAATGAAGAGCTTGGCAATAAATTGCTTGAGTCCGTCAAAGAAATGAAAGCTGAGATCGCCAAGAAGCGCCACGACTAATGCCTAAGATGCAGATTCCTAAGAAGCTTCAGCCTTTCCTCAAGCCCAAGCGCATAAAGGTCGCAGTGGGCGGTAGGGGAAGTGGGAAGAGCATGAGCTTCGCTGACTTGTGCCTGATGGACGCAATGACAAAGGGGATCAAGACTCTCTGCTTCCGTGAGTTTCAGAACAGCATAGACGACTCTGTACTGAGTATCCTGCGGGCTGAGATTGAGCGGCTAGATCTCAAGGGCTTTGAGGTCCAGAAGTCGCAGATCTTGTACAACGAAGAACCGGTGTTCCGCTTCAAGGGAATGGCTCGGGACCCAGAGGCCATTAAAAGTGCGCACGGCTTCCAGCGCTTCTGGGTGGAGGAAGCTCAGACTATCTCCTTCGATTCTCTCAAGGCCCTGACGCCTACACTGCGTGAGGAAGGATCAGAGCTCTGGTTCTCAGCCAACCCAAGGTCATCGCTAGACGCATTCAGCCAGCGCTTTATCAAGCCATTTGAGAAGGAGTTACTGCGCGACGGGTTCTATGAGGACGAAGACCATCTGATCGTCATGATCAATATTGAAGACAACCCACTAGCGCCTGATGTACTGAAGCGCGAGATGGACGGCGACAGGGAGCGCATGAGCCCTGCCTTGTTTGACCATGTGTGGCGCGGCCATTTCCTAGATGACGTAGAAGACAGCATCATCCCCGCAGAATGGTTCGATGCAGCCATAGATGCTCACGTTAAGCTCGGCTTTGAGGGCACCGGCGCAATCATCGCCTCACACGATCCCTCAGATGAGGGCGGTGATTCCAAAGGGTTCGCCCTCCGGAAAGGCTCAGTGGTCCTAGACATCTGCGAGAAGGTCACTGGCGATGTAGCCGAGGGCATGGATTGGGCGCTGCGTAAGGCTCGTGAGGCGCAGGCTGACTGGTTCGTATGGGATTGCGACGGCATGGGCATAGCGCTCAAGCGGCAGGTAGATCAGGAGCTTGAGTCAACCAAGATGCAGAAGCACCAGTTCCGTGGCTCTGAATCGCCTGATGACGCTATGGTGCCGTACAGCGGATCAGACTCTAAGACCAACCGAGACACATTCCTGAACAAGCGAGCACAGTATTGGTGGAAGCTTAGGGACAGGTTCGAGGCGACGTATAGGGCAGTCACTAAAGGCGAGTACATTGACCCAGAGAATCTAATTTCTCTTTCGTCTGACATTCCCGTATTGCAACAGTTAAGATCAGAGGTATGCCGTATACCGCAAAAAAGGTCAAACAATGGTAAAATAGCGATTATGACCAAACTGGACATGGCGAAGAAGTATCAGCTGCCATCTCCTAACATGGGCGACGCGCTCATGATGGCGATGTTTTCACCTAAAGCAGTGCAGCAGCAGGCTGTCAAAATTAATTTCTCTGGCTGGGGCTAGACTATGGCTACATACGAAAACGGATACGAAGAAAAGGAAGAGTCGGCTGAATACACCGAAGACGATCTGTCCTACAAGGATAATTACGACGATCACAAGAACGTAATTGATCTGCTTAGCTCTTGCCAACAGGCTGACCATGATAACCGAGAGATGGCCCGAGAGGCCCACTTATTTGCGGATAAGCGTGACGGTCAGTGGGAACCATACTGGTGGAACTCAAACCAGAACAAGCCTCGCTACACGTTTGATCAAGTCAACCCTATTATTTCTCAGGTCTCATCTGAGATTGAGCAGGCTGACTTTGACATCCGTGTCAGCCCAGCCGGCGGCAATGCCACTAAGGACGTTGCTGCTACCTACGACGGCATAATCCGAAACATTGAGAACATCTCTAACGCTAAGCAGATATACGCTCAGTCTTGCCGTGGCATGATCACTAGCGGATTTGACGCATGGCGTGTCTGCCAGAAGTACGCGGATGACAATAGCTTTGACCAAGACATCGTGATTGAGAAAATTGCGAATCCATTGGACCGCGTCTGGTTTGATCCAGCAGCGGAAAAGCAAGACAAGTCAGATGCACGTTACGCGTTCGTGTTGCATCCTATGGCGGTCAACGAGTACAAGAGCCGCTGGCCAGAGGGCTCCGAAGAGTCTGTGACTGATGACCGTGAAGGCGACGCATACTACGACAAGGCAGAGGTCATTGTTGTTGGCGAGTTTCTCTACGTTGAATCAGAAGACCGTGAGCTGGTCATGATGTCTAATGGACAGACTCACGAGGTCAATGAGGACTACGATAAGATCAAAGACGATCTAGAAGCTATCGGCGTCACCGAGGTCCGTCGTCGCAAGCGCAAGATGCACAAGGTCTGCTCTCGCTACTTTGACGGCAAGGACTGGCTCGAAGATGACAAGGACACGGTATTCAACCGAATCCCTGTCGTTCCTGTTTACGGCAACTTCAAGGTATTCGAGAATAAGACTATCTACTGGGGTGTGGTAGAGAAGCTACTGGACCCGCAGCGCGTTCTGAACTACGCACTGAGCCGTGAGATCGAAGAGGGCGCACTAGCACCAAGAGCCAAATACTGGATGACTCCTGCACAAGCGGCAGGGCATGAGGACCAGCTTGCAACGCTAAACACCAACAGCGATCCGGTGCAGTTCTTTAACCCTGATCCTGAGTTCCCAGCTGTGCCCCAGCAGCAAGGCGGCGCTCAGGTTAACGGCGGTCTAAGGACTATTGCTCAGGCAATGCAGGGCATGATGAACGCAACGTCTGGTATGTTTGCGGCGAACATGGGCGACAACCCCAACGCGCAATCAGGCGTTGCTATTCGTCAGCTTCAAAACAAAGGCGACAATGCCACCTACCAGTACACCAGAGCGCTTGAGATAGCTATCACGGCAACCGGCAATCTGATCAAGGATGCTATCCCTAAGGTCTACGACACAGAGCGCACAGTGCGCGTCCTGAGAGAAGATGAAAGCTACGACATGGCAGACATCAACCAGAAGGTCATAGACAACGCCACCGGCGAGATTGTGGTGGTCAATGATCTATCTGTGGGCACATACGATGTGATCTGTCGTGCAGGACCTAGCTTCCGCAACCGCCAGCAAGAAACATTAGAGGCAATCACTAATCTTGCCAAGGTGGACCCGTCTCTCATGCAGATCGCCGGAGACCTGTTGTTGCAGAATGTGAACACTCCGGCAGCTACGCAGATGGCTGAGCGCAAGCGAGCGCAGATGCTACAGCAAGGCTTGATCCCGCAGTCACAAATGACTGAAGAAGAGCTCATGCAGCTACAGCAGGCTCAAATGGCAGCACAGGGCCAGCAGCAGCCTGACGCAGCAATGGTCCTAGCACAAGCTGAGCAGATGAAAGCTCAGGCAGAAATGATACGGGCTCAGATAGAGCAAGCTAAGCTTCAGAATGAGCAGATGAAATTGCAGATAGAAGCTCAGAAGCTACAGACGCAGACTGTCGGCGATCAAGCAGACAACCAGATCGACGCATTCAACGCGCAGACCAAGCGCATAGAGGCCGAGATCAAGGCGCAGCAAGCCGGTGCAACGATTGATAACACAGCGGCCAAGACAATGGGCGAAGAGTTAGACAATCAAAAGAAGATGTCTGACTTAATGGATGAGCAGATGCGTAAAGCGCAAATGACTCAGCTGTCTGATTTTGATCTAGCGAGGATTGCGTCCGGTGCCACTTCCATTAGCTAAAGAGCAACAATTAGACCAGCTCCTTGCCATCAGGGAGCTGGAGAATAGGGGTCGAGGCGACGCAGCCAGAGCGATTCAGGAAAGCGGAAAGATACCTGATGACCTTGAGTACGGCGAGTTCGTAAAGGCGGCTAGGGCTGCCTATGGTCCAGCAGCGTTCTATGCGGCAGGCGGCAGGGATATTCTGCCTTACGTCTACGATTACCTCAAAGAAACGTCAATTGAGGATATAGGCGAAGATGTCTATAACTTCGGCGCAGGCGTTGCTCAAGACATCAAAGAGAACCCGCTTAGAACAGCGCTGGACTTCGTACCTTACATCGGCGCTATTGCCGGAGGCGGTGAGTCTTTTATCCTTGCCGAGCAAACACGCAAAGCCGCTGAGCGAGCTAAGGCAGCCGGTGACACAAAAGAATACGAGAAGCTTAGAGCTCTAGCCGCATCAATGATGACCGGCGCTTTGATTCCTGCATTCGGCAAGAGGGCCCCAGACAAGCTTGACATAATCCAGAAAAGTGATCGTTACAAGGATGTGCCAGCAGAGCAGATGACCCGCGAGATGCAGGCAGAAGCTGCAATGGATACGGTCAACCAAGCGCTGGTAGCAGACATAGATGAGTTTGTTCCTTTGGCTGGTGCGCCGAAATTTGAAGGCCCATTGGCAATGGGTGGAGTCAATCTTCTAAATAATCGGTTCGCTATATTTTCAGCGGAAAGAGGTGATTTAACTCCAGAAGAAAACACAGAACGAACTAGGAAAATGGCTAGAGAGCTGTTGCTTGAGTTCGGTCCTGATAAAGTCTCAATGGTTAAAGGCGTTTACGGAAGTCCTGAGCGCTCTTTCATTGTCCAAGACATAGACCCAATAAAAGCCAGAAACTACGGCGACAGATACGATCAGGACTCTGTATTCACTGATCGTGGCCTGATTTATAGCAAGGGCAATACAGAAGGCTTGTACGGTCAAGGCGTTCCCATAAAGCCTCAGATAGACTCAATGGGCAGACCTCAATACAAGGCCATCATTGACCCAGACTCAACTAACTTTTTTACGGATATAACCACAGCCAGAGGCGAGCCTATCCGGTTCAGGTTTGACTTAGAAGAAAATGAGATGTTCTCACTACCTTCTGGTGACCTGACGCCATCTTCAACAACTGGTGTGCAGTTTAGCAGGCAGCCTAACATTACGACGGCAGACCCAAACTACTACGGGACCGGCGCAAGAGGCGAAGAATCAAATAGGATAAAGTACGAGGGTGCACCGCTACGCACCTATTTCTACCGCCCAACCGGCGATCCGGCTGCGGTAAGGCCAGAAGCTATTGTCCCCAGCGATAACAGGTACGTTACTCAGCTGCGTGAACTCTATGACGTTCAGAGAGACCCAGAGGGCCTAAGATCGTTTTCCAAGGGCCCAACAGACCTAGAGCAGATGATTCAGTCTAGGGGCTACAGAGGGCTGATGTCTGACGAAATGGCAAACCCTAGTATGGGCAGAGAAGGCAGTGCGCTATCGTTCTATCGTGAGCCTGTCACAAGCCTTGATACTGCTACTGCGCTTGGAGGACTACCACCAACCCCGCCACCTCAATACATTCAAAAAAAGCCAGCAATTCAAGCTCTCGGCGGCGATCTTAATATAGATCCAAGGACGTTTAACGCGGGCGCTGGTAGCAATTCAGGCGTGGGCAGAACAAGAGACATGGACCGGATAAGAAATCTGCAAGTTCAGTATGAGGACCGCCGGCCGTCTCAAGACAACATTATCAGACTGCAAGACTTTGAGGGCTATCCTTTCGTGCTCTCAATGTCAGACAGGAGCATGGCTGGCAACAGGATAGCCAACATTAACGGCATCCCTATCGGCCATACCACAAGGGGCGGCATGGGCCATATGGGTGACCCGCTAAACGCTGATACTTTGTGGCGAGCTACAGAAGCCGGAGTGACCGGATCTAAGTCGTCAATACTTGATATGTCTAGGGCTTTGACAGGGCAGGGTGGTCCTAACCCGTTATTCCTACCTGTAAACATGAGCCCAACTGGCGGCGACTTCTCATCTCAGGTGGCAACGCCGATGCTCAAGTACAACAGAGCCAAACTAAGCGACGTTGACTTGGATGACATGGACGCAGATATTGCTGAAATAATTCCTAGCTGGAAAGGAATTAGAAACGATGAGTCATTGACTAATTTATACTCAGCAACCGGCGATCAGCGAAAAGCGGTACTAGACTTGCTAGATAAGAAGTACGCTCTTCGTGGCGGGTTAACCTTGGCTGAAGCCAGAACAGCTGCAACAGATACGCGCTTGCTTCAAGCTCCTGACGGGGCTGTTATCTCGGCTGGTCGACTAGATCCTGAGCGCGGTTATAGCTTGAGCCCTGAGTATGATGTCTACCCTGCCGGCGTTTACGGCAGCCCATTAGGCAACTTTGATCAGCAGTATCAAATGTTTGAATTCTTGCCTGATATTGTTCAAGAGGGTGGATTCGATCCAATGCTGCCGCCACGCAATCAGCTCAGAAAGATCGAGACAGGAGCTATGGGCGGACGCATAACTGAAGACATACTTCGAGGCATGGAGGATCGTAGAACGGCTCCTGTGTCTTCTGAGACGTTCTCAGGACCTACTAGACCTAAGTCGGCGCTAAATGATCTTCTTGATCCCAATAGAATCCCAGAAAAAACACAGACTGCTTATAAGTTATTCCGAACTGATGCTGAGGGTAATTTGTATCCATTGTTCGTTAACGCGAACCAGAAGATACCAATGAATGAGTGGCTGCCGGCAGAAGCTGGAGAAATGACTGGAAATAAAGTGAAATCCAAAATAGGTCCTCTGGCATTTAGGGCTGGTTGGCACTCTGGTGATTTACCTATAGCTACTCATATTGGAGAAAAATACGATCCCGCTACAATGCAAAAAGACAAGACAATGAAAGCGCCGAACGTAAGGCCAGACAATCAGGTATGGGCTGAGGTTGAAATGCCCGCTGATTACGATTGGCAAACCGAAGCAATGAATAGAGCCGAAAGGACAAAGGCTGGGAAAATAATACCGCGCACAGCTCACATTACTGACCAAGTTCCCTATGGCGGTCATTACAGGTACAAAACCAACCCTAATATGACTGGAGAATGGTTAATAGGTGGGCAAATGAAGGTAAACCGCATCCTAAGTGATGATGAGGTCAAAAGGATAAATGATGCCGCTGGTGTAGCAGATCTGCCGAGATTGTCAGCGTTGAGAAATTTAGAGGATTAATCGGCACCAGCTAAAAGCCGGACCTTTTCTTCTATTTCTTCTTGTATCTCTTCGCACTCTTCGAACTCACCATAAGCGTGAGCAAGGATTGCTTGGTTTACAAGGCTAACAATATCGTCGGCTATCTGATCAGGATCATCGGTTTCAAATAAGTCTATGATCTTATTCATGGTTACACCTGTAGTTAGTGTTTGAAAGATTATACCTATATATTGATTTTTTTGTGAATATGTTATAATTCACGCAGGCCACCAGACCTTCTCTGGGCAATTTACCTGTAAGGGGCACAATATGAGCGAGCTGCAACCAGAAGACAACTACGCGTACGAATCCGAGGACGACGTAACCACGGAGACAGAGGTAGTAGAAACTGAAGATTCTGCGGAGGCGCAGGATTCCGATTCAGCACCGGAGACTGAGGATACTCAGGATAAACAGGTCAAGTTCGACGAGCAACAGCAACGCATATTTGATGAGGCTGTAGGTAAGAAGGTATTCAAGCTCAGAGAGAAAGAGCGAGAAGCTGAAGCCTATAAAAAACAGCTTGAAGAATTGCAGGCGAAGCTCGGCGAGAAGCAGGCCCCAAAAGTTCCTGACTTGCCAGATCCTTTTGCGGTATCAGAATATGAATATCGCCAAAGTCTGCAAATGAGGGAGAAGGCCCTGCAAGATGCTGCTAGGTATGAATTTGAGCAGCAAGCAATTCGGCAGCAGCAAGAACAAATGCGGCAGCAGGAATTGTTAAAGCAGCAGGAAGAGCTAACAGAAAAGGTAAGCTCTTACTCTAAGCGGGCAACTAAGTTAGGTATCTCTTCGGAGGAACTACAAGAAGCAGGAAACACGGTGGCGCAGTTCGGCATAGACGAGTCACTGGTTAATGTGATTTTAGAAGACGATTACGGTCCTCTGATCACAAAGTACCTGTCTAAGAACCCGCTTGAACTTGATACGTTGCGACAACTACCGCCAGCTCACGCAGCGGTAAGAGTAGCTACATTAATCAAGGAGAAAGCTGCATCGCTTAAACCCAAGGTAAATAACGCTCCTGATCCTTTGGAGCAGCCACACGGCGCTGGTACGGCTCCCAAACCTAGAGGGCCAAAAGGTGCCACATTTGAATAGGAAGGTGATCCAGAATGGCTAACAATCTTAATAGTAACGTAACTCGGAAAGTCGCTCGCGTCTTTCTTGATGCTTTTGAGGCATCACGAGTTCTGACTAAGACTGTAAACACACAGCTCTTGTCAGGCAAATTCAACCCTGCATCGGGTTCAACTGTAGACTTCAAGCGTCCACACGACTACAACAGCATCCGTACTTCTGGCGGTGACATTAGCTCAAGCACTAAGAGCGACATCATTGCAGGTAAGGCGACTGGTACAGTTCAGGACTACTTCACTGCCGCTACTGAGTGGGGCAATGTTGAGGAAGCGCTTGAGCTAGACCAACTCGATCAGATCCTTGAGCCAATGGCACGTCGCATTGTGACTGACATGGAGCTCGATCTTGGCGCATACATCCGCAAGAACGCCTCACTCAAGTATGGTACTCACGGCACTGCCGTTGATGCTTGGGGCGACGTTGCAGGTGCTGGTGCTTTGATGGATTCAGTCGGTGTTCCAATGTCTGACGAGAAGTACTACATCATGAACCCATTCACCACTACTGCGCTGTCTTCAGCTCAGAACGGTCTGAATGCGGCTGATGGCCTTGTTCGTACAGCGTGGGAAAAAGCGCAAATCTCTAGCAACTTCGGCGGCATGATGGCTCTTACATCTAACGCTCTGTCTAGCTACACTTCAGGTTCTACTACTGACCGTGCAGGCGCTTTGGCTTCTACTCCTGACGCAACTTACGTT